CGTTGACGTTGGTATGAAGAAGGTGAATACTTATGGTATTCTTGGTGTGCCTCTACTTGATTTCATGAAGCTATACCGCTGGTATGCTCCTGATGGCAAGTCACAAGAATCCTATAAGTTGGATAATATTGGTCATGTTGAATTGGGTGAACGCAAGTTATCATATGACGAGTATGGCTCTCTCCATAACCTGTATAAAGAAAACTATCAAATGTTCATTGACTATAACATCAAAGACGTTGATATCGTTCGCAGGTTGGAAGAAAAGCATAAGCTAATTGAATTGGCTCTTACTCTCTCATATGATAACAAGTGTAACTATGAAGATGTGTTTACACAAGTTCGCATGTGGGATGTTATCTGTTACAATCACCTCAAGGCAAAGAACATTGTAGTTCCACCTATTGAAAGGCATGAGAAAGATGCTGCATACGTTGGTGCTTATGTTAAAGACCCTATTGTGGGTTTTCACAATTGGGTGGCTTCTTTCGATGTTAATAGCGAGTATCCGTCTGTTATTATGGGAAGCAACATTTCTCCCGAAACGATTGTTGAGGCTGACGATTATACTGATGATATGCGTCGTCTTATCTCCGATGGGGTATCCGTTGATAAACTTCTTTGTAAGGGCATCGACACATCTTGCCTTAACGCTGACAATGTTTGCCTGACAGCTAACGGTCAGTTCTATCGCCGTGACAAGCAAGGCTTTATGCCTGAAATGATTGAGAAGATGTTTGCTGACCGCAAAATCTATAAGAAGGCTATGTTAGATGCTGAAACAAAATACGAGGTTGAGACTGACCCGCAAAAGAAAGCACAACTCAAAAAAGAGATTGCTAAGTTCAAGAACCTGCAACTCTCTAAAAAAGTTTCGCTCAATTCGCTATACGGTGCGTTGGGGTCTCAATACTTTAGGTTCTTCGATCTACGGAATGCCATCGCCGTCACGACCACTGGTCAGCTTTCGATCCGCTGGATTGAAAACTCAATCAACTCATACCTAAGAAAGGTATTAAAGACAAATGAAGATTTCGTTATTGCAGTCGATACTGACTCGGTATATCTCAATCTTAATGGGGTGGTTGTCAGTGTTATGGGGGAAACGCCTGATAATACTAGGGCAATCACCCTCATGGACAAGATATGTGAAGCTAAGATTCAACCTGTCATTGATAAGGCTTGCGGAGACCTTGGCGAATACACTAACGTCTTTCAACAAAAGATTGTCATGAAGCGTGAAGTCTTGGCAGACAAAGCAATCTGGACTGCCAAGAAGCGATACATTCTAAACGTCCATAACTCCGAGGGTGTGCAGTATGCCCAGCCAAAGAAGAAGGTTATGGGCCTTGAAATGATCAAGTCATCCACACCTACAGCATGTCGAGAGAAACTAAGGGAATCTATTGATGTTATCTTTGGATCAGACGAAGCGGCTATTCAGTCTTTCATTGAAACTTTCCGTGGTGAATTTGAAACTCTGCCTTTGGCGGACATTTCATTTCCTCGTGGCCTCAATGCTCTCGTTAAGTGGCAAGATAAAAAGAGCCTATTTGCATCCGGATGTCCTATTCATGTTCGTGGTGCTATCTTATATAATCACCTTCTATGGAGCAATAACCTTGTTTGTAAGTATCCGATGATTCAGACTGGTGAGAAACTTAAATACATATACTTGAAAGAGCCAAACCATATTCAGTCAAACATCATTAGCTTCCCAGCCAGTGGTTTGCCGGAAGAGTTTGACTTGCACAAGTATATCGATTATAATACACAGTTCGACAAAGCCTTTCTTGAGCCATTGAAGATCATTCTCAATGCTATCGATTGGAAGTCCGAACGTGTAGCAAGCCTAGAGGATTTCTTCTCATGAGTAAACCAATCAATAAGATTGTCATTGTAGGTGGTGGTTCAGCCGGATGGATGACCGCTGCTACTCTTATACAAAGATTGCCAGGAAGAGAAGTGGTTCTAATTGAGGATCCCAACACCCCTACTGTGGGTGTTGGTGAATCCACTTTAGGCTTTATCAATGAGTGGTTGCGTCTGTTGCAGATTAAAGACACAGACTTTATGAAAGCATGTGATGCCACTTATAAGATGTCTATTAGTTTCACTGACTTTTATAAGGTAGGTTCTGGCACCTTCCACTATCCTTTTGGTGGTATTGATGTTACAGGTAACAAGTATGCCAAGAATGATTGGTATCTAAAAAAGTTTCTGTATCCTAATACACCAGTTTCGGACTATGCTGATTGTGTCTATCCAATCATGTCACTGGTTAATGCTAATCGTATTTCTCTAGATGCAAAGATACCTAGTTTTCTATTCCAGAGAGATGTTGCATATCATTTCGATGCGGTCAAGTTTGCTATTTGGTTGCGTGACAAGTATGCCGTGCCTCGTGGTGTGAAACACATTAGAGCATTGGTGAGTGACATACCAACAAATGAAGATGGTATTGAAAAGCTGGTTCTTGATAATGGTGAGGAGATCACCGGCGATCTCTTTATCGACTGCACAGGCTTTCGATCAATCCTTCTAGGTGGTGCATTAAAAGAACCATTCATTTCATATGATGACATTCTACCAAACAACTCGGCATGGGCAGCACAGATTCCATACGATAACAAGAGGGAAGAGATTGTACCATACACCGATTGCTGGGCTCTTGGTAATGGCTGGGTCTGGAATACTCCACTGTGGAGCCGTCTAGGAACTGGCTACGTTTTCTCTGATAAGTATATCTCTAATGAGGATGCTCTAGAGGAGTTTAAAGCCCATCTAAAGCGTAAAGGTAAGCTACATGAAGATCAGAAGTTCCGTCTAATCAAGTTCAAGACAGGCATTTCAAACCGTCTATGGGTTAAGAATGTTTGTGCCATTGGTCTATCTGCTGGCTTTATTGAACCACTAGAGAGTAATGGTCTTTATTCTGTTCATATGTTCCTTGTTCGTTTGCTTCGTGCAATCGATAGAGACCAAGAGGCACATATGGTTTCAGAGTTTGACCGTAATAGTTTCAACTGGTCATGCCGTTCAATGTTTGATGGCTTCGCCCAGTTCGTTGCACTACACTATTCACTCTCTTATAGAGACGATACCGAATACTGGCGTGATGTTGGTAGAAGAAGCTATTGCGATGTTGATAAGTCTCTGCATCGTGGTAATTCAAGAGACGACTCATTCATTCAAGCATTTGATGCCAAATACAACGTAACAAGGTTTAACAATGATGGTATGAATGCCGTGGCTACCGGCTTACATTACTATTCTACAGACTTACATTTCATTCATTCAGCTAATGATGCCGAAGTGAACTTAGCAGAGGAGTTTGAAGAAGTAACCAAGAACTTAAACACTAAGAAAGACCTTTGGGACTATCTAGCGTCCAAGTGTCCAACCGTATATGACTTTACCAAAGAAAGGATCTATCATGGCGAAGAATAAGAAAGACGAAAAGTATAAACATTCACCTGCTCGTCTTTATGAGTTTGTGCCAGATGAGAGTATAGATACCAATAACATCATCGAACTTGCTAACGTGGTTCGTGTAGGTGTGGGTGGTGACCTGTTAAAGAAACTATCACCCGAATTACAAAAACACTTTAAGGAAGTTGCGTAACGAGATTGTTATAGCGACCGACTGACAACAAGGAGAAACTTATGTCAGATATTTTCAACCAGCTAATTTCAGAGATTGATAACGAGTATGCAGGCATTGTCGATGACGGTGTTGCTGCTGGTGACGTTTCAGGTTTCATTGGCACTGGCTCATATGCCATGAATGCCTTGCTATCTGGTTCAATCTATGGTGGACTACCACAGAACAAGGTTACAGCATTTGCCGGTGAGCCTTCTGTAGGTAAGACCTTCTATGCCCTCAATGTGGCAAAGCAGTTCTTGGAAGATAATCCAAACGGCTTTGTTTTCTACTTTGAGTCCGAGTCTGCCATTTCGAAACAGTTCATTACTGATCGTGGTATTGACGCCAAGCGAGTTGCTATTGTTCCAGTGGCTACTGTTCAGGAGTTCCGCACACAGGCAGTCAAGATTCTGGACAAGTATATTGAAGGCAAAGAAAAGCCACCAATGATCTTTGTTCTCGATTCACTCGGCAATCTATCAACTGATAAAGAGATGCAGGACATTGCCGACGGTAAAGATACTCGTGATATGACCAGAGCCCAGTTGGTTCGTGGTGCTTTCCGTGTTCTTACACTGAAACTTGGTAAGGCACGAGTTCCACTAATCGTCACCAATCATGTCTATGATGTAGTTGGTTCATATGTTCCAATGAAGAAGATGGGCGGTGGTTCAGGTCTTGAATACGCCGCTTCAACCATTGTCTTTCTATCAAAGAAGAAGGACAAGACACTGGACGACGAGGACGGTCGCACCGGTGCGGTCATTACTGCACACCTCAAGAAGTCTCGCATGACCATTGAGGATCGCAAGGTAGAGACTTGGCTAAACTATCAGGAAGGTCTGGACAAGTATTATGGTCTATTGACACTTGCTGAAAAGTATGGTATTGTAAAGAAAGTATCAAACAAGTATGAGTTCCCAGATGGTCGTAAAGAGTTTGAAAAGGCCATCAAAAAGAACCCTGAAAAGTTCTTTACACAGGATGTTCTTGACTTGATTGAAGAAGGTTGTCAGGCTGACTTCCTTTATGGTAAATATAATGCGGAGGTAGAAGAAGATGGAACTGGGAACTGATTACAAGTTTCGTGATGATATGTTTGATGCGAAGAAGGAAGGTTCTACCTGTCCTATCGAATTAATGCTTGACCCTTTCGCAGGAGTGGTGTATCATTACACCACTGTCGCATTTAAGTTAGGTGAGGATGACATTCCTCGCATATCTTTTGAGTATGAGATTGACAAGACAAACGATCTATCTATGGTAACATTGAGGAAGAATGAAAAGTTCAATGCTGCATTGGGCTTGATTTTAAATACTCTATTGTTAGATGCATCGGAAGCGGAGGGTATGAGTGAGACTGGAACAAACGATACTAAAGAACCTGATCAAGAACGAGGATTACACGAGGAAGGTTCTACCGTTTCTTAAAGAGGAATACTTTTCCAGTATGGAAGACCGGCTACTTTTCAACGAAGTAGCCGGCTTCGTCCTTAAATATAATCAACAACCAACCTTTGATGCTCTTGATATTGAGATTAGTAACATTCGTGGAACGACGGATGATACTGTTAAGAATTTGCGTGAAACATTAAAAGAACTTAATGATGACGCAGAAAAGACTAACACAGATTGGCTTTTGGACAATACCGAAAAGTTTTGTCAGGAGAAGGCCATCTATAATGCCATCACTACATCATTGGAGATTATGAATGGGCGAGGGAAACAGACTAAGGGCGCTATACCTTCTTTATTGTCTGATGCTTTGGGTATATCTTTTGATCCGAATGTTGGTCACGATTATATAGAGCAAGCGAATGATCGTTTTGAATACTACCACCGTGTAGAAGAAAGACTGCCATTTGACTTGGATTACTTTAACAAGATTACCAAGAATGGCATTCCTCGAAAAACTCTCAACATCGTTATGGCCGGTGTCGGTGTCGGTAAGTCACTTACTCTTTGTCACTTTGCTTCTGGTTACATAAACCAGGGTAAGAATGTCCTGTATATCTCAATGGAACTTGCCGAAGAAGAAGTCGCCAAACGTATCGATGCCAATGTTCTTAACATCTCAATGGATGATCTTATGGTTCTTCCAAGAGACTTGTATGATAAGAAGATTGAGAACCTTAAGAACAAGACCAATGGTAAGTTGATTGTCAAGGAGTATCCAACTGCCTCGGCATCCACTGTCCATTTCAGATCACTATTGAATGAATTGAACCTCAAGAAAGGATTCGTGCCAGATGTTATCATGGTTGATTATCTTAACATTTGCGCCTCGGCTCGTATCAAGCCAGGCAACGGTGTCAATTCATACACCTATATCAAATCGATTGCCGAAGAATTGCGAGGATTGGCGGTAGAGTTCAATGTGCCGATTTGGTCAGCCACACAGTTGACCAGAGGTGGCTATGGTTCGTCCGACCCTGACCTTACTGATACTTCCGAGTCTTTTGGTCTTCCCGCAACTGCCGACTTCTTTGTGGCCCTTATTGTCACAGAACAGTTGGAGCAGTTGAACCAGATTATGGTTAAGCAATTGAAGAACCGCTATGCGGATCCTTCACGGCACAAGAGAGATGTCATAGGGGTTGACAAGACGAAGATGAGGCTGTATGATGTAGAAGCATCAGCAAAGGACATTGTTGATACAGGTGAGGATTTCAAACCTACTCCTGCACCAACAGGTAACTTCAAGAGCAACAAATTCAAAGGACTTAAAGTATGAAGCACTATGAATATTACCACGAGTTCGATGCCGATGACCAGCTATACTGGCGTGTGTATGAAAAGGCCAGTGAGCAGGTTGTTGCGGAGTTTTTCTTTGAAGATGACGCACAGGAACTATGCCAATTCCTTGAACGTGGAGGTGGCTTCGCTGGCTTCACTCCTTCCTTTATTCTACAGAAAGTTCCTGTGAAAAACATAAATGAAAATTTTTTGGCAAATTTTGCTTGACAAATCGTCCAGGTGCCTATATACTGTTCAGACAATAAGAGATTGGTTCCGTAGTTCAGCTGGATAGAACAGGGGATTTCTACTCCCAAGGTCGAGGGTTCGAATCCTTCCGGGACCGCCATTTATAAGGATGTGAAAGTGAAAAACTGGGATGATGTTATCACCATTGTCGCTGTTGTTGGTATGCTAACTACGGCCAGCGCTCTGGTGCTAGGCTGGATCTTCAATGTCGTGGCTATCTGGCATAGCATTGACAATCCTATAACGGCAAAGTTTATCCTTCGCTGCATCGGTATCTTTGTATTCCCTATCGGTGGAATCCTAGGATATCTATAATAACTGTGGGGGTGGGTGTAAGACACAAGAGGGATTTATAAACCCTTTAGCGGCCGATTACCGTTCTCGACCAGGAGCGTTACCTGGCACCCCTACCAAATAAATGTCAACAGTCTACAAAGTCAATAGATTAGTGGTGCGTCAAATTGTCGCAGAAAAAAGTTGAAAAAAGTTCTTGACTTTGTGTTTTGAAGCCTATATAGTATGCGAATGATTGAGAGAGACAAGCGGATGAGAGACGAAACTGTTAAACGAGATTACTTTTGGATAGTTGAAGCCTCTGACCGTAACGGTCGGGTAAACTATCGTAAAGAGTACCATGATAAAGATGGTTCGGCATTCAAGGACTATACTCGCTTGAAGGCGCAAGGTACTGTTACCTTACAGCGCAAGTATAAAGAGTATAAGATTGCCTAACTAAAGGCTGTTTGACAATTGAATCTGGCTATAGTAATATAGTAATTGGGCTGCGGGTCGGACGCTAAGGCACGGGACTGCAAATCCTTGGGAACTCGGTTGAACTCCGGGGCAGCCCTCCATTACTATTACGCCAACGGATCAAACTACGGTTCGAAACGTTGACAAATGATACGGTAAGATTTGATCCGGACCTAGTTTCGATACAGGTGCAGATTCGGGAGAATCGAAGTAAATGGTAAACGGTGATAGGGCGACCTATTGGTCATTGTTGGTCCGTTGGCGTAATAGTAATATTCGGGTGTAATCAAATAGTAAGGATCGCTGGCTGTTAACCAGTTGTATGCAGGAGCGTAACCTGCCGCCCGAGCCAATATGGCTCCTTCGTCTATCGGTTAGGACACGAGACTTTCAATCTCGGTAGGGGGGTTCGATTCCCCCAGGAGTCACCAATTATGGACCTGTAACTCAATTGGTAGAGTAGCGGACTCTTAATCCGTGTGTTGAAGGTTCGATTCCTTCCAGGTTCACCAAAGATACTCCGTGGCAGCCAATACTTCCACAAGGGCACACGGGAAGGGGTGTGTGGAAGCATCCCGAGAGACAATGGATCCATAGCTTAATAGGTAAAGCACTGGCCTTTTAACCCATGGGATTCCAGTTCAAATCTGGATGGATCCTCCATTAATGCGGGCGTTCTCCTGGGAGAGGACACAGCCTTCCAAGCTGTTGGAATCGGTTCGAATCCGGTCGCCCGCTCCAAGTTTGCGGATGTAGTATAAAGATATTACGATACGTTGCCAACGTATAGAAGGTGGGTTAGTACCACCCTTCCGCTCCAATATCTTCACGTAACCCCCTCGGCTACGAACCGAGAGTAAGGTAACTGGATGCAAATGCAGGTTCGAATCCTGCCGTGAAGGCCAGTTTATTGCGGGTGGGCGGTATAGTATCGCAGGTGTCTCATACGCACCTGAAAGTGAGGGCAGTTCTCACACCCGCACCCATATTCCGGTGAAGTGTTACGGTAGCACAGGGGTCTCCAAAACTCCTAGCGTCAGTTCGACTCTGACCACCGGGGCCAGTTTTATCCGAGTGTAGCGCAGCCTGGTAGCGCATCTGGTTTGGGACCAGAGGGTCGGGAGTTCGAATCTCTCCACTCGGACCATTTAGCAGAAGGTGATATATAATGAATAGAGAACAACTAAAATTGCAGGCTATCTTTAGGCTTGCCTTGTTCTTTGCTATCGCTGTCACTGTAGGATTTATTGTAAGCGATATTAACATTCTAATGAGCCAATGAGGTAACAAATGTTTAACTTGACAGATGAAACAAGAAATGCTATTATCTCCATCCTTCGTGATAAGTTCGGTGTAACACAGACGGATGATGAAATCAATACGGTCATTGACGAAATCGTTGATACTGTAAAACGCCAGTTTGGAATGTAACATGTTAGAAGTATCACAAGAAGTTAAGCAACAGCATTTTGCTATTATAAAGAAACATGCTCCAAATCTAGATGATGCTACAATCAATGCTATTGTAGAAGAAACTACTGCACTTATAAACGATAGACTTTCTAAGTTAGTTGTTTTACCTCGTTAAGTTATAATGGAGAGTTGGCTGAGTGGTCGAAAGCGGCCGTTTGCTAAATGGTTGAGCCTTAATCGGCTCCATAGGTTCGAATCCTATACTCTCCGCCAGAATTGGAGGATGCCGTGCCTGGGGCACAAACAGTCTTGAAAACTGCGGCACCGAAAGGTTGATGGTTCGATTCCTTCATCCTCCGCCAGTTATCGTCGTTCGTCTATGGAGTTAGGACACATCTGCGGAGTCGGATGAAAGATTGGTGCAAATCCAATACGATGGTATTCATTATGCGGGATTAGTTCAATGGCAGAACACCTGTTTTACACGCAGGGTGTCGGTGGTTCGATTCCATCATTCCGC